GCGTACCGAACGCGACATCTTCTCCGCGCAGCGGGAAGGTCGCATTTCTCCGTGAACGCATGATCAAGGAACTAGGAAATGTCTTATCCCAACGCACCGGGTCGTCCGAACTATTCGGGCAACTTCATCCCTGAAATCTGGTCGGGCAAGCTGATCGAGAACTTCTACGACGCCACTGTGCTGGCGGCGATCTCGAACACCGACTACGAGGGTGAAATCCGCCAGTACGGCGACACCGTCAACATTCGCACCTCGCCGGAAATCACTCTGCGCGAGTACGTCAAGGGTCAGACCCTGACCGTGGAAAACCCCGACAAGCCGAAGCTCCAGCTTCTGATCGACAAGGGCGAGTACTTCGCTTGCGTCGAAGACGACGTGGATAAGGTGCAGGCCGACATCAACATGATGGACCTGTGGTCGAAGGACGCCTCGGAAAAGATGAAGATCAAGATCGACCAGCGCGTCTTGACCGACATCCTGCCGGGTATCTCGGCTCTGAACAAGGGTGCCAGTGCCGGTCGCATCTCCGGGAACATCAACCTCGGCATCACCGGTACGCCGGTCGCTATAACCAAGACCAATGTCACCGAGTTCATCGTGGACATGGGTACGGTTCTGGACGAAGCGAACTGCCCGGAGTCGGACCGCTTCCTCGTCATCCCGGCCAAGCTGGCTGGTCTGATCAAGAAGTCGGACCTGAAGGACGCCTCGCTGACCGGTGACACGCAGTCGATCCTGCGTAACGGTCGTCTGGGTATGATCGACCGCTTCACCATCTACATGAGCCACAACCTTCAGGTTCAGTCTGGTGGCAAGTACAGCATCATTGCTGGTCACAAGATGGGCTTCACCTTCGCCTCACAGATGACGAACATGGAGACCCTGCGGTCGACCACCACGTTCGGCGACATCATCCGTGGTCTTCAGGTGTACGGCTATCAGGTCGTGAAGCCGGAAGCTCTGGCTCAGGGCATCGTCACTCTGTCCTGACCGTGAGGGGGCTTCGGCCCCCTCATAACCCCCTCTCTGGAAGGTTCTGAACATGGCTACTTATACTGACTCCATTGGCTTCAATAAGGGCACTGCTGCTGCTTATGTTGACAACGGTCTACACAAGGTCACTGTACTCGAAGTTACCCTCGACTTCGCCGCTATCACTGTTGCCCGTGCTGCTGCCGGCGCTACTGCGCTGACCGCTGGTGACGTGCTGGAAGTCCTGCGTATTCCGGCGAAGTCGCAGGTTCTGAATGTTGGTATCGACGTGACCACTGCGGAAGGTGGTACGCTGACCATCGACGTAGGCGACGGCGCTGACGCGGACGGCTTCCTCGACGGCGTAAACGCCAATACCGCAGCCGGCTACTCGTCGTCGACGGTGACGCTGGTTGAAGGCGCTCCGAACACGCTGTCTCCGGCGTTCGGTTTCGGTAAGTACTACAGTGCTGCCGACACCATCGACGTGACCACTGTCAACGCTGCCGACGCGGCGGTGATGCGCGTGTGGGCCATCGTGGTCGACTGCAACTGAGTGGGGTAGGGGGCTTCGGCCCCCTACTTTCTTGTGGTAGGGTAAAAGTATGCCGACGAATCTGACTGGAACCAAGATCAATGTTACGTTCGGGCAACTCCTGCACGTAGACGGCGGTCCGACGGCGACTGAGAAGACGGTATACAGTGGCACTGGGGTGGCCACGGCGCTGAAGATCGGGACGGTATCTATATCCGCCACGTTCTCCGCGATCACGTTTCTAAATAAGGCTACAGCGCGGGCCGCGCTCGACCTTGGCACCATGGCTACGCAGCCAGCGTTCTCCGTTGCAATCACCGGCGGAACTATCGACGACGTAAACATTACCAACGCCACGTTTGGCAGTTTGACTCTCGTCAACGCTACTTCAATTACGACGAGTAACCTTGTCACTGGAGTAACGCTAACCGGCAACACACTGGCCGCCGACGGCACCGACGCCAACATCGACATCAACATCACCCCCAAGGGGACGGGTGAGGTGAACCTCACCAAGGTCGACATTGATGCTGGGTCTATTGACGGCACCACTGTGGGCGCAACAACGCCGGCCTCGGTGAAAGGTACGACTGTCGAGGCTACGACTTCAATCGGGTACCCCACCGGTACCGGTGGCTCCGTCACGCAGGCTACAAGCCGCACGACAGGCGTCACCCTCAACAAGATCACAGGTCAGATCACACTCTTTGCCGGCTCACTCGGCGGACATGATGCGGACGAGTTCACACTTACCAACAGCACCATCGCCGCAAATGATGTCGTCGCACTGTGCATCAAATCCGGGGTCGCTGAGGCTACTCGAAAGTACTACCAAGTTAACGCCGTGGCTGTCGGGGCGGGTTCCTGCGTTATATCCGTGGGGAATATCGACAACGCAACCATCCCGGCTTCGAGTACCGATAGTCCGGTGTTGCAGTTTGTCGTCTTGAAGGGGGCAGTCGCGTAATGGCTAAGACACCCGCATGGACCCGCGCTGAAGGTAAGGACCCGAAGGGTGGTCTGAACGCCAAGGGGCGCGCGTCCTACAACAAGGCTAACCCCGGCAAGCCCGGACTGAAGCCGCCGCAGCCGCAGGGCGGCCCGCGCAAGGATAGCTTCTGCGCCCGCATGGAGGGTATGAAGAAGAAGCTGACCAGCGAAAAGACGGCACGTGACCCGAACTCGCGCATCAACAAATCTCTCAAGGCATGGAACTGCTGATATGAGTAGCCCGAAACCAACGAATCCCGCGCTGTGGTCCAAGGTCAAGTCCGAGGCTAAGTCAAAGTTTGATGTGTACCCCAGTGCCTATGCCAATGCGTGGGCTGCTAAGGAGTACAAGAAGCGCGGCGGTGGGTGGAGCGGCCCTGATAATCGGGTGAAGAAGTGAGCAAGGGCGGCCTCGGCAAGTGGTTCGGCGAGAAGTGGGTCGACGTGAAGACCGGCAAGGATTGCGGTCGGTCTGGCTCCGAGAAGTCGTCAAGAGCATATCCTGCTTGCCGCCCTGCCGCAGCCGCAGCTAAGATGACCGCCGGTGAGAAACGCGCGATGGCCGGTAAGAAAACCAGTTCGGATCGCAAATCGTGGCCGGTATCACCGTCCGGCAAGCGGAAGTGATATGCTGCTGACTAGCAAAAGGAAACCGAAGAAATGACTGCAAAGATGTACATTCGGGTGAAAGCCGACGGCTTTATCTACGACTACAACGAGATGCTGGCTCGAAACTCGTTGTGCGAGGTGATCACTGAGCAGGAGGCGTACCCGGAACGCGAGATCACCGAGGAAGTCGCCGAGCGCATTAAGAAAACCCGCGCCAAGAAAACTGGTCTCGATCTGGCTACTGACATGCCGGCAGAACAGGTATATACCAATCCTGATTTGTCTGAGGAAGTAGGACGGGACTGGCCTAAGTGACACCTGCCGAGATCATAGTGCAAGTTCGCCCCTTGGTGCAGGACACCCGTGCGCCGTATCGCTATTCCGATACGGTCCTGCTGGGTTTTGTGAACCAAGCACTCAAGCGAATGGCTATGGTCCGGCCAGATTTGTTTACGGTCTTCGAGACGGTGGCAACTAATCCCAACACGGTGATTCAGAAGCTGCCGTCTACCGCTACCCGCCTCGTTGAAATCTACAACGTCGTGGGCGGTAACGTCATTACTGAGGTGGATAAGAACGCACTGGATCAGGCTTACCCCGGCTGGCGCTCTTCTGCGTCGGGGCAACCTGTGAATTACGTGCGGCACGTTAGGAACCCCACGAGCTATTTCCTGTACCCCGCGCCGGCTGACGGCGTCATGCTGGTGGCAGAGTATGCCGTGGCTCCGACGGACTATACCATCAACCAAGAGATCGACCTGCTCAGTGACACCTACCTTCCGACCTTGGTCGACGGCACGGTGTTCCTGTCGCAGTCGATTGACGACGAGCATATCAACTCTGGTCGGGCGAAGATGTTCCAAGACTCGTTCAACCAGACGCTGATTGCCGGTCTTCAGACTCGCACAATTACGGACACTGACGCGAGCGGGCTTGATCCGAGGCAGGTGGTGTAATGGCTGATAAGACGTTTGCCTCGCTAATCCCGCGCATCAACCCTAATGTGCCGGGGTGCCCGCAGCCGCTGATGGAGTCGATCATCCGCACGGCTGCTATTCGCACCTGTGAGCGCACATTGGCGTGGCGTCATGCCCAACCGACCTACAACCTGACGCCTGCGGTGCATCAGTACTACTACCGCAAACCGGATAATGCTGATGTCCACGTCGTCTTCGATGCGGCGGTCAACGGCTATCCGCTCGACCGTGTGCCGCTGGAAGAAGCTCTGTGTCGGTATCCGGCATGGGCTGATCTGTATAACGGTGTGTCCTACGATCAGCTTTGGACGGAAGGCGGCACCTTCAACGGACAGGGATTCAATCAGGGTGGCTTCAACGCCGGCTCGACGTTCACGCTGACCGACGACGCGCTGAAGAACACCAGCGAACCGCGCATCATTACGCAACTTGGACCTGACCAGTTCATTGTCTTGCCGTCGCCTGACGACGAGAAGGCGTACACCCTCAGATTGATCTACGCCCTGAAGCCGAAGCGCACGGCTACCAGTATGCCGGAGCAAATCTTTGACGAACTGGAAGACGCTATCTTTCACGGGGCGCTGCAAGACCTGCTCATCATGCCGAACCAAGCATGGAAAGACAGAGAACTCGCTGCATATCACGCAAGGCAGTATACATATCACGTGACTGAACGACGTGCCCGTGCTAATCTCGGTGCCGGGCGTGGTCCTGTGTATGTCAGTATGCGACCCTTCGCCTGACGGAGTTTACAGATGGCGGTTAAGCTCAAGAACAATGCACGGGGTTTTCTGGATGCCGCAGTCACGGCGTCTAGCACTCAGTTTTATCTGAGCGCCGGCACCGGCGATGCTTTCCCCGCGCTGGCTTCGGGAGAGTTTTTTAACGCTACCGTCGTCTCATCCGGCGGTTTGCGTGAAATCGTAAAGGTCACGGCCCGGTCGACCGATACACTGACCGTTGTTCGCGCGCAGGAAAGTACGACTGCTATCGCGTTCAGCCCCGGCAGCCTTGTCGAACTGCGGGTGACGGTCGCCAACATCGAAGCAGCCATCGGCGATGACAAGCCGTTCCGCGACTTCCGCCCCGGTGATGCCCCCAACCGCTTCACACTGACAGGCGGTTCGGTCACAGCCAGCCTCAACGGTAACGTCTACCGCTTCACCGGTCTCGGTTCGGCGTTCTTGCTGGACAGCGTTCCGCTGGAGCCTAACCAGACCTACACCTTCCGTGTCGGCTATCAGCGGTTTAAGGATAGCGGTGATCCGGCGAACGACGGCCTCACTGCCGGTGTCGACTGGTACAACGGCTACGGCAATAAGATCGGCACTGCCGTCATCCGCTCAGATAACACCCTGCTGGTGAGTTCGCTGCTGCGTACGGCGACCTACTCGGTCGGCTTTCCCGGCGGTAATGCGTTCGATGTCTACATCCCGCAGTCGGCACGGTACGCTGTCCCGTGGTTCCGCACGTTTGGCGCAGGTCACGAGACCGATCTCGTCACCCTCGCGCTGCGCGACACTCCGACGCCGTCGGTGGTTGTGTCGGCTAATAATCTCGTTATCCCGAACAACTTCCAGTGGCCCGCTGGTACTATTCCTGCGGGCGCAGGTGTCACAGACCCGTACACCGTGGCACGGACGTTCTATGTCACCATGACGGGTAGCGATGCCAATACCGGCACCAGCTTGTCAGTGCCTCTCGCCACGATCAACGCCGCGCTTACAAAGCTGGCAGCCCTCAATCAACCGGGCATCGTCATCGTGCAGCCGGGTGAGTACGTGGTGCAGCCCAACACCGATATTCCGCCGAACTGCGCGCTGTATGGCTTCGACTTGCGCGTGACCAAGCTGCGTCTGCCTAACGGGCTGTCACAAAACAACATGTTCCGCTTGACCAGCGGGTGCAAGGTTCGCGGCTTTACGTTTACCGGCCTTCAGCACGAATCACCACAGGCCTACGCTACGACCGCTGGCGGTCTGGCGTCTGTTGCTCTACTAGACTATTTCACTGTTGCTGGGGTTCTGTATCGCAAGATCAGCACCGGAGCGCAGGTGACAACCCATGACTATCCGCCCACTAAGGGGTTCGCGTTCGTCTTCAAGCCGGGTGCAAACATCACGCGGTCGCCCTACATCAGCGACTGCTCAACGCTGCACGACTTCACGTACGACCAGATGACGCTGCCGATTGACCGCGAGACGGGCAATCCGCTGATGCCAAGGGGCGCTGGTAACTTGCGCGCTGACGGCTCTGTGCTGGACCCTGCGTCCGTACTTCGCTCTGTCGTCGTCGACTCCTTCACGGCTATCAACCCGAACGGCTACGCTTACCTGATGACCCGCAACGCATTCGTGCAGCTTGTGTCGGTCTTTACCAACTGGTCTCGATATGGCCTGTGGTGCCACGATGGCGGTCAGGTCACGGTAGCCAACTCGAACTCCACGTTTGGCGATTACGCTCTCGTCTCGACCGGGTTCCGGAACAGTGTTCGCATCCCCGATCCTGTTGGCCAGCCGCGCGGTGTGTATGTAGCTGCGGCTGATGCTATCACGGAGCAACGCGATACCATCGTCGAAGAAGTCTATGCGCTTCTGGCTAACGCGTATGTCGTAGTGCAGAACTTCAATGCAGCGAATGAGGCATTCACTCGCAGCGATTTGCGTACACTGCTGCGCGAACTCGCGGATGACCTTCGGTCGGGTCAGGACCGTGGCTCACAGTTTTTCGTTAAGGGCTTCTTCGATTGGAACGCCGGGTATCTGTTTGACTCGACGCTGCTGCCGATCTTCCTTGCCAGCTACGATTTTACATACGACCGCATTCTTGCCCGTTGCGCTCTGACCAACCCTGCACAAACCATGCTTGCATCGCTGATCAGCCTGATCAAGACTAACCTCCAAACTCCGCCGATCATCGCTTTCCCGTCCGTGGTCGAGGCAACCGGCCAGCAGTTCAGCTACGTCGGCTCCGGCGTCAACTTTAACTCGCTGCCCTTCTCACAGCGCGGCACGGGTATGGCGGGCGATCCCACCTTTGTTAACCTAAAGGTCAACGGAGGACGTATCTACGCGACGTTCTCGACAGAACTCGGTGACACGTATCTGGGTGACGACCTTCGCGTTGACTTTGAGCGCGGAACTGTCGAAGGGCAAGCATTCTCGCGCGGTGTCCAGAATATCACCCTGCCGCTCATTCAGGCACTTGGAGCTTAAAGTATGCCTACGATCACCACTCCGCGCCCGCCGCTCAATCTGTTCAACGTCAACCGCATTTCGGTTCCGTCGACCTATACGACGATCTTGGATGTGCCGAACTACGGTATCCCTGCGAATGGGCCGAACCCGGCGCGCACTGTTCAAGCGGTTGCTTTGCTTACCTCGCTCATCGTGGCGAACAACAGCAACGCAACGATTCAGTTCTCGATGCAGATACTGGACGCAAGCAACGTCACGTGGCAGATTCTGACCCTGATGGACATCCCGCCGAACGACTTTGCGCTGATTGAACTGGGCAAGCAGAACCTGCCAAGCGGCGACCGGCTGCGACTCAAGTGCGAAAATTTCCAAGGGGCTGTAGCCAGCCTGTCCTATGTGCTAAACCAGCGCGAGGAGTTTGTTACACTATGAGCAGCGTAAAGTTTGCATCAGGTCGTGACCGCACGGTCGGGCAGTCGGTGCGGTATGCAACGCCTATTGCCTTGTCCGCCACCGGATATGAAGGTGCGGTCGTGGCCGGCGAAGACAACCTGATGCACTACAGCACGGGCGCGGCATGGGTGGCACTGGCCCCGGTGCTGTCCACCCTCATAGACGCCGGTAATGCGGAAACGAATTACAGCGGCGGTGCCCGAATTGATCTAGGGAGCGCGCAGCCGTGACCATTAGTGCATCTATCTTTCAGCTTTCTTTGCGCGGCGACACCCTCGCCCGGTGGACCTCGTTCAATCCGGTTCTTGCCAGCCGCGAGATGGTGTTGGAGACGGATACAAACCGGTTTAAGATTGGTAATGGCACCACGCCGTATCTGAGCCTGCCCTACGGCGGCATCATCGGTCCGACTGGTCCGCAGGGTACGTCAATCAATGTTAAAGGGACTGTCGCTGCCGTCGGCAATCTCCCGGCTGCGGGTAACGTCGTCAACGACGCATACATTGTCACCGCCGATGGCGACCTGTACGTTTGGACTGGTTCGGCGTGGGCTAGCGTAGGTCAGATCATCGGCCCCACAGGTGGTACTGGCCCCACGGGTCCAACAGGCTCCACTGGTGCAGCATCAACCGTAGTCGGTCCGACTGGACCGACTGGCCCCACTGGCACAGCATCAACCGCAGTCGGTCCGACTGGACCTTCTGGTTCAGGACCGACTGGACCCACCGGTCCGCAAGGTGCCGCAAGCACGGCGAGTGGTCCGACCGGCCCGACTGGCCCACAGGCTACAGGTCCGACAGGACCGACAGGACCGACAGGACCGACCGGTCAGACAGGCGCTGGCTCTACAGTTGCAGGTCCGACAGGCCCCACGGGTGCAGGCCCTACAGGCCCGACAGGTCCGACAGGACCCACTGGTCCGCAAGGTGACGCAAGCACGGTCGCTGGTCCCACGGGTCCGACAGGACCGACAGGTCCGACAGGTGCGACAGGTAACGCAAGCACGGTCGCTGGTCCCACGGGTCCGACAGGTGCGACAGGTGCGACAGGTGACGCAAGTACAGTTGTCGGTCCTACTGGCCCAACAGGTCCGACAGGTCCGACAGGTGCGACAGGTCCGACAGGTGCGACAGGTCCGACAGGTGCGACAGGTGCGACAGGTGCGACAGGTGCGACAGGTCCGACAGGTCCGACAGGTCCGACAGGTGCAACAGGTGACGCAAGCACAGTTGCAGGCCCTACGGGTGCGACTGGCTCGGCCTCCACGGTTGCAGGTCCGACAGGTCCGACAGGTCCGACGGGTGCAGCAAGCACAGTCGCCGGTCCGACAGGTCCGACAGGTGCGACAGGTAACGCAAGCACAGTTGCAGGCCCTACGGGTGCAACTGGCTCGGCTTCTACGGTTGCCGGTCCGACAGGTCCGACAGGTCCAACTGGCGCGACTGGTCCCACGGTGTATCCTTCGGCGGGCGTGGCCATCTCGACCGGCACGGCATGGGATACGTCTGTCTCTCCCGGCACTTCGGGTAACGTCCTGACTAGCAACGGCTCGGCATGGGTGTCGACCGCAGCGGCGGGCGGCGCGGTTAGTTTCACGCAGAACAGCCGGTCAGCCGACTACACGCTGGTGTTGGGTGATGCAGGCAAGCAGATTTTTCACCCGGCCAGCGACACAGCCACTCGCACGTACACGATCCCGGCCAACAGTAGCGTCGCCTTCCCCATCGGCACGGTAGTGCTATTTACGGTAGACGATGCTGGTGTGCCAGTAACCGTTGCCATTACTAGCGACACACTGGTGTTTGGTAGCAACACTACCGGGCCGATAATTGTCCCGTCAAACAACACACTTATGTGTATCAAAGTGACGGCCACCAAGTGGATGGCGAATTATTTGTATCAGACAGGTCTCGCATACAAAGGCGAAGTTGTTGCCGTAATCACCAACGGAACACCTTTTGTCTTTGCCTACCCATGGAGTAGTAGCGGATTTGGTGTTAAGTTTGGTGATCCAGCAACGCTGCCAACGTCCAGCCAAAATCCGGGAATAGGATTTAGTCCATCAGGTGACGCTATCGCCATTACAACAAATACGTCACCTCGGATTTTTGCCTACCCGTGGTCCGGTTCCGGCTTCGGTGTTAAGTTTGCTGACCCGGCAACACTTCCCCAAGGTCAAGGGTATTGGGTAGAGTTTAGTCCGTTAGGTGATTCCATTGCCGTGGCGTCCAATGATTCTCCGTATGTCACTGCTTACTCATGGAGCAGCAGCACAGGCTTTGGAGCTAAGTTTGCTAACCCTTCAACGCTCGGATCGGGAGCGATGTCGGGCGGGGTGTCGTTTAGTCCATCAGGAAATGCAATTTCTATGGCTAATGACGGTTCGCCATATATCCTTGTTTACCCGTGGTCTAACACTGGCTTCGGCACCAAATATGCTGACCCAGCAACACTACCTGCCAACTTTGCCCTTGGAAATACTGCGTTTAGCCCCGCAGGAGATGCGATTGCTATTGGACATTTTGGGTCGCCTTATATAACTGCGTATCCATGGTCTGACGCTGGGTTCGGTACAAAGTTTGCCGATCCCGCTTCACTTCCGGGTCACACGGTTAAAGGTGTAGCATTTAGTCCCGCAGGAGATGCTATTGCTGCCGCTCGTGGCAACACCACCGAAACTCATGTCTACCAGTGGTCGTCATCCGGTTTTGGAACTAAGTATGCTATGCCCGCTACGTCGTATAGCGGCGACACTAACAGGGTAGCTTTTAACCTTCGGGGTAATGCTATCGCTGTAGCTTCAAATGGCGGACCCGGTATCCATGCTTATGCGTGGTCGTCGTCGTCGGGCTATGGGTCAAAATATTCTAATCCCGCTACGTCGCCAACCGAATCTGGTAAAGGCCTAGCATTCACACTTGTCCCGTAACAGGAACACCCATGATCTACACTCAACTCTCAACTTCTTACAAATACGATACTATCGCGGACGCCATGTACGGACGCGAGGTAGAGTATTTTCATTATGATTTCGACCGCATCAACTTTGAGCATCTGCTGGCCAACGCCACGGACAACGAATTTGCTGCCAACGTAGCCGAACGGTTGGACGCAACTCGCAAGCAGATGAGCAACGTCGCGGCTATCATTGCTGCGCTGAATGCTCAGATTGACGATCAGGCTGAATATGAAGCGGCGGTGGTTCGCGCGACTGCCAAGCGCAAGGCAAAGGAATCCGAGGGATGAACCTTTATTACGTCCAAGCCCAAGGCGACACGTTCGTCCGGCACATCCATGATGTCGAGCCGACGCGCTGGGACGACGACAACTATTGCCGCGTGGTCAAGCTGACGCCAGAGCAGGTCGCGCAGTTTGGCGTACACAAGCTGAAGCTCATCACGCCGCCGTACTTTGACCCGGCCACGCAGGCCCGCGAGCATGGGCCGGCGCTGCTGATTGACGGTGTGTGGACGCAGAACTACATCGTGACGGACCTTGACGCAGACGCATCAGCGGCCAAGGTTGAGGCGCAGTGGGCCGTCATCCGCACCGAACGCAACGCCAAGCTAGTTGCCTCTGACTGGACGCAGGTTGCCGACGCTCCGGTAGATGCCGCTCAGTGGGCGACGTATCGCCAAGCCCTGCGCGACATTACTAATCAGACTAATCCGTTTATTATTGTCTGGCCCGCCGTGCCGGTGTGATAACCTGCGCGATCCCTACGATGTGGCTTGCCGACGAAATCACTGCGTCGTGCGATGCGCTAGCCGTTATCCCCATCGTAACTGAGGTTCTCGTTATCAACAACGATGAGAGCCGGCGTTTCCTCGATCTGACGCGGTATGGACCTGAGACCGACAAAGGAACCTGCGACTACGGCGAGCGGCCATACGCCGTCAAGACATACGGGAAGTTCACTCTGTTGACGCCACCCTCTAATGTGTATGTCGGGGAGTCGTGGAACGTAGGGGTCGTAGCGGCAAACAACCCACTGGTCTGCCTACTCAACGACGACGTGGTATTGCGCTCTGACACGTTCGAGTATATCGCCGCAAACTTTCCCGCCGATGCCAGCTTGATCGGTGCAGGCGGCGCTTGCGATCACCTTAATCTGAGCGAAGTTGGCAGTCGTTGCTACGGGTTCGGAGTGGCTATGTTTCTGCGTAAAGACAAATACATAGCTATCCCAAATAGTATACGTATTTGGTATACAGATGATTTCCTATTTGAGAATATGCCCGGTGCTAAATACCATTTGGCAGGGTGTATTGAACGGTTTAGGATGAGTACCACTGTCCATAGCGGGATCGTTAATAGCGACATTCTGGTGCAGGACAGGCTAGGATACTTGGTTTCTAAGAGGGCGACACCATCATGAAAATCGCAGTCTACGCTATCAGCAAGAACGAGGAGCAGTTCGTCGAGCGGTTCTGCACGTCGGCTAAGGACGCCGACCTGATTATGATTGCCGATACCGGCAGCACGGACAACACGGTCGAACTGGCGCGCGTACATGGGGCCGTGGTTCACGACATCTGCATTACCCCGTGGCGATTCGACAAGGCGCGCGACACCGCGCTAGCCCTGATCCCGCGCGACATCGACGTGTGCATCAGTCTTGATCTGGATGAGGAACTTCAGCCGGGGTGGCGCGAAGAGATCGAGCGCGTCTGGAAGGCCGACACCACTCGGCTGCGCTACAAGTTCGACTGGGGCTGCGGCATTGTTTTCTACTACGAGAAAATCCACGCGCGACATGGCTACCACTGGCACCACCCGTGCCACGAATACCCCCGTGCCGATGGCCGCATCACGGAAGTTTGGGCGCATACAGACATGTTGCTGGCCATCCACAAGCCGGACCCGACCAAGAGCCGGGGGCAGTATCTCGATCTGCTTGATCTGTCAGTGAAAGAAGACCCGCACTGTCCGCGCAATGGTTTCTACTATGCGCGCGAATTGACTTTCTATGGGCAGTGGGTCGACGCTATCATCGCGCTGCTGCGCTATCTCGACCTGCCCGGTGCCACTTGGGCGAACGAACGCTGCTATGCAATGCGGCTACTGGGGCAGTCATACACTCAGCTTGGACAGCGGAACACCGCGCGCGAATGGTACCGCAAAGCTACCGTCGAAGCGCCGAATACCCGCGAACCGTGGGTCGAACTCGCTGATCTGGCGTACCACGATCAGGACTGGCAGACTTGTTTTGACGCCGCCTCACGCGCGCTGGAGATCAAGGATAAGGCTTTGGTCTACACGATGGACCCCACAGTGTGGGGAGCGAAGCCTCATGATCTGAAGGCCATTGCCGCATTTCATATAAACAAGTATAGTGACGCCGTGGAGCAGGGTGAGTTGGCTTGTCAGCTTGAACCTGCCGACGAACGACTGACAACCAACCTTGCCTTCTACCGGGCCAAGCTGGAGGCATAACGCCAATGCCGATTACCCCGTCATCCACGATTGGTTTCGCACTGCGCGGCGATACTCTTGCTCGGTGGACCTCGTTCAATCCGGTTCTCGCCGACCGTGAACTCGTGCTTGAGACGGATACAAACCGGGTTAAGATCGGCAACGGTACCAGCCCCTACCTTTCGCTTCCGTACGCCGGCATCATTGGTCCGACAGGACCCACGGGTGCAGCTTCGACTGTACCCGGTCCGACAGGTCCGGGAGTTGGAGCAACAGGTCCGACGGGTGCCACCGGTGGCGCTGGCCCGACAGGTCCGGGAGTAGGTGCAACAGGTCCGACGGGTGCAACAGGTCCCTCCGGCACCGGTCCGACTGGAGCCACGGGTGCAGCTTCGACTGTCGCTGGTCCAACAGGTCCTACAGGTTCGGGGCCAACAGGTCCGACGGGTACAGCTTCGACTGTTGCGGGTCCAACAGGTCCCTCCGGCACCGGTCCGACAGGACCCACGGGCGCAGCATCAACCGTACCCGGTCCGACAGGTCCGGGAGTAGGTGCAACAGGTCCGACGGGTGCCACTGGTCCCTCCGGCACCGGTCCGACTGGACCGACTGGACCCACGGGTGCAGCATCAACCGCAGCCGGTCCGACAGGTCCGACTGGCCCACAGGCTACAGGTCCTACAGGTCCGACAGGTTCATCCGGTCCGACAGGTCCGGGAGTTGGAGCGACAGGTCCGACAGGACCCACAGGTGCGACATCAACCGCAGCCGGTCCGACAGGCCCCACTGGTCCGCAAGGTGCAGCATCAACCGCAGCCGGTCCGACGGGTCCGACTGGCCCACAGGCTTTAGGTCCTACAGGTTTATCCGGCCCGACTGGTCCGACAGGTCCGCAGGGTGGCGGTCCTACCGGACCGACGGGTACGGCATCAACCGCAGTTGGTCCGACAGGTCCTTCGGGTAGTGGTCCGACAGGACCCACGGGTGCTGCATCAACCGTACCCGGTCCGACAGGTCCTTCAGGTGGAGGTCCGACAGGTCCCACGGGTACAGCTTCGACTGTCGCTGGTCCGACAGGTCCAACTGGCACCGGTCCAACAGGTCCGACGGGTGCAGCTTCGACTGTCGCTGGTCCGACAGGTCCTTCGGGTGGAGGTCCGACAGGTCCAACTGGCCCCGCCTCTACGGTTGCAGGTCCAACAGGTCCTTCGGGTGGAGGTCCGACAGGTCCGACGGGTGCTGCCGGTGGCGGTCCTACCGGTCCGACAGGTGTTTCGGGAAGTGGTCCTACTGGTCCGACAGGTGTTGGTCCTACGGGTCCAACTGGCGCAAACTCGTCAGCAACTGTTTTTGCGACTTTAATCGATGTTGTAGCCGGATTATCAATACTTGTACCGTATGCCAACACAACAGGGCGAACTGCGTATTTTACGCTGCAAGTAGATTCGACGATATCTGCCGGAGGTAATGGTGCCGCATACATGATAATCACTAGCCCCAGTAATCAATCTTTTGATATGGAACTAAACCAACGAATAAACTCATCCGGAGCGTCGCAAACTTTTACAGACGTTCTTACAGGAATAGTTCCTCCCGGATGGACAGTGAAATGGACACGTGTTGGAACCGGCATATCTGGTCCATCCACTGCAAATCTGGTGCTTTTCTCTTAATGACCCGCGAACAGCCTCTCTGGGAATCTACCCGCGAGCTACACCATGCGTGTGAGCAGCATCCCATCGGGGCGTCGATGTCGGCTGGTACGGTATCTGAACAGGTCTGGTGTGATTGGCTCGGCGCACTCGACACTCTTCACTCCGAGATTGATCTGTGGATTCCTCCTTACGTGCAGGTCTCCGGCCAACTGACGCTCGACCTGCTGGACATGCTGCCGCTAAAACCGCGCTACACGCTGGCGGCAGATTGCTTTGCCTCCACGCTGGTTAATGTTGAGCGCGTCTGCGGCGCTGCATACGTTCTGATCGGTGCCCACCGCCGTGGCGGCCAGATGATGGAGCGGTCGTTCGCCAAGGCGGGGCGTACCCTGCCTAACCGGCACGTACAATTTTACGATCCGGCTGCCGCTGAGGCGTTCGTAAAACATCTCCGTCTAAAAGATGTACTCACCGAGGCTGCCCGTGACACGTTTCAATGCTTGCTGGATGTGATGGACGAAATCCATAAGCTAAATGTTCAGGGGGGCTTCCGTGGATCAGACAATCGTTAATTGGCTTTTCGCCGCGTTCGGCGCTACGGCAAGCTGGATTCTCAAGGCAGTCTGGGACGCCGTCAGAGACTTACGCAAGGACTTGCGGGAGATTGAAGTCAGCCTTCCAGCAGTGTATACTCGCAAGGATGACTTTCGAGATGCCCTCACCGAAGTGAAGACCGAGATGCGCGAGATGCGGAAGGATATCAAAGACAGCTTCAAGCACGTCGATGACACCCTTATCACACTCTTTAAAAAGTTGGACAGCAAGGAGGATAAAAATGCCCGGTAAAAAGATGATGCCGATGATGGCCTCCTACAAAAAGGGTGGTGCGGTGTTCAAGACGTGCGCCAAGTGCCCGTCCCCGGCGAAGTGCAAGGCTGCCGGTAAGTGTCTGCTGCAAAGCAAGAAGTGAGATAGCTGTGGCGTTTAAGCTGAGTAAGCGGTCGATGAATAAACTGACTGGGGTCCACCCCCAGTTGGTTTCTGTTGTAAACCGTGCGATCTCTCGTAGCGAGGTGGATTTCACCGTGCTTGAAGGTCTGCGTACACGGGACCGCCAAGCAAAGCTAGTCAAAGCTGGTGCATCGAAGACCATGGACTCCCGCCACCTGACGGGCCACGCCGTGGACTTGGGTGCGTGGATCGGGGGTTCTGTCCGCTGGGACTGGCCGTTGTACCTTAAGATTGCAGAAGCCGTTCGCGCTGCATCCCTCGAACTCGACACCCCTATTCGTTGGGGTGGTACATGGGGTCTCCTATCGGCGCTCGATGTGCCGATTATGAATGAGGTCCTGCACAACCGGTTCCCCGACGGTCCTCACTTCGAGTTACCAGCGGCGAACTTTCCGTAAGGAGAACTACATGATTGATTTCGTCTTGAATCGTTTGCGTGAGCCAAGCACCTACGCCGGCTTCGCCGGTCTGGCTGCCGCTGTCGGCATCGCTGAACCCCTGTATCAGGCTGTTACCGCTGTGGTCATGGCCGTTGCTGGTTTGGCTGCTATCTTCCTGTCTGAGAAAAAGGCGTAAAGTGAGACTCCTTGCGTCCCTATTTAGCGTGATCTCCACCATACTTACGTGGTGGAAAGAGCGGGCGCTTATTAATCAGGGGCGCAAGGAGGCTGCTTTGGACGCTATAGTGGAGGTTGAAGCCCGTGTTGAAAAAGCTGAGGCCGCTGTGGCTACTCCCGATCCTGTGCGTAATCAGCGCCTGCGTAGCCGGTTCGACCGCGCCGCTGGTGATCAGTGACTACTGCCGCATAGCCAAGCCCATTGGTTATGACTCCACTAGGGATAGCGCGGCTACCATAAAAGAGGTAGAAGATCACAACTCTAAGTGGGTATGCCTCTGCGAGGATGACTGCCCGAAAGCACCATAAACCATGTCTGCCGTAAAGATTACCACCTTCTTCGGCATCTCCCCCAAGGTGTCTCCGGAACTGCTGCCGGAGACTGCCGGTCAAATATCGAACAACACCAAGCTGGTATCGGGAGACCTCGATCCATACCCCACCCCGGTCATCGTCGATAACTCCGGCATCACCGGCACAATCCGTACGCTCTACGCCTTCAAGGGCGATCAGAACGAGAACCGTTGGTTGGCGTGGACCACCGACGTAAACGTAGCGATTGTCACTGCTACGGGAGAAACCGACCGTCGGTTTTACTACACCGGTGACGGATCACCCAAGGTAAGCAACTACTCGCTGGCGTTCGCCGGTGCTGGCCCCTACCCCACGGGGTACTACGAACTGGGTCTGCCGCTGCCGACGACCAAGCCGATCATCACTGTGTCGGCGTTCACGCCTGCAATCACTGCCTCCTACGCCCGCGACACAAACAACATTGCCACGCTGGTGACTTCGGCTCCGCACACGCTGCGCTCCAATGCGATCATCACGGTCACGGGTTTCAGCTACCTGTCAGGAACCTACACCCACTCCAGCACCACGGTTACATGCACTGTCGTATCGCATGGTCTGACCGGTACGCCGCAGATCACGGTGGAGTTCGCCACCGGAGATGCCATTTCCGGAACCTACGTGGCCACTGTCACCGGGTCTAACACGTTCACGATTACGGTACCTACTGTTCCAACGACAAACGGTACGGTTCGCCTAAGCCTGTTTTCGTTCAACGCCACCGGTGTCACGGCCACCATCACCAACACCACTACGATCCAGTATTTCAGTCCCGGCCCTCCGCTGACTACGACCAGTTACTTCGGAGGCACGGTTGATCTGGGCAGCCCGATCACACCGCGCTCGTATGTCTACACATGGATGACGCCGTGGGACGAGGAGTCTATTGCGTCGGAACCGACCGATACGGTCTATGTCCGCGAAGGCGTGACGGTTACGGTGAGCAGCCTGCCAACGGCGAAGCCGGCGGGCGACAACTTCATTCGTGGCATCCGCCTGTATCGCACCTTGTCAACGGTGCAGGGATCGGAGTACTTCCGCCTCAAGACGCTGTGGTTTCCCACTGGTTTGTCCAGTGTGCGCCGCACCACTAACGTCGCCACCGTCATGCTGGTCGAGCCACACAACCTCGGCATCAGCGATCGGTTCAAGATTGCTGACTGCACGGACGCCTCGTTCAACATCACCGGTGGTATCGTCCTCGACATCCCCGATGACTACACGTTCACCTACACCAGTGCGGGGAGCAACACTGCACTGACCGCTGTCACCGCTGGCACCCTGTATATAGACGTGTCTGAGAACCCACCAACGACCGCAGCGCGGTACTGGGGTGACGCCGGCAACTACGATTTTATCGACGACTTTGATGCGTTGAACCTGTTTGATAGCCTTGGTTCTGATAATGCTGACCCGCCTCCCGCTGACCTTCAGGGTCTGACTGCGGTGCAGAACAACATCCTCGCTGGCTTCGTAGGCAACAAGCTGTACCTCACTCCACCAAACGAACCCTATGCGTGGCCGGAAGAGTTCGTCATCACGTTCCAGCACAACGTCATCGGGCTGGCACCCATCAACGGCGGAATCCTCGTCCTGACCGAAGCCTATCCTTTCCTTGTTACCGGTGCCGATCCGGCTGCCGGTATGAGTGTTCAACGCATCGACGCGCTCTATCCCTGCCTCAACCGCAAGGGTATCGTCTCCATGAACTACGGCGTGGTCTACCCCACGCACGACGGTCTGGCACTCTACGCACCGGGGTCCGGTCCTGCAATCATCACTCAGACGAACTTCGACAACGACACGTGGGGGACCGAGCTTGACCCAACGACCATCGTGGCCGACTATTATGGCGATGCCTACATCGCCTCTCACTCCACCGGTGGATTTATATTCCAACCTGTGCCGCAGGCCGGGGGTCAGTTTGTCACCATCGACTTCGACTTTACCGCGTCCTACTACGATACCATCGAGGGTCGCCTCTTCGGTGCTGCCGGTACCAAGGGCGATATCTATGAGTGGGATTCGCTCGCGCAGCCGAAGCTGATACAGAACTGGAAGTCTAAGGTCATCAAGACCCCTCGCATGATGAACATTGGTGCGGCTCGCGTTATCGCCGACTATGGTGAGGGCACGATCCTCTGGAATGAGGCAAACAAAAACTGGGGGGCTGAGACCCTGCTATGGTCAGCTCTAAGCAACATTACGTTTTATATGTGGGTAGACAAGGAACTGATCCTCACCACCGCGCTGTCGAGCAGCGGCGTCTTCCGCCTTCCCGCCGGCTACCTATCAGATACCTTTGAAGCAGGCGTTGAAGGTGATATTCGTGTACGGGCAATCCACCTCGGCGAGACGCCGCTGAGTCTGAAGGAAGCCTGATGGCGAGGTTCACCCCCATTCCTAGCCCGCCGCAGTCGGACATCCAACCGTGGCTGAGTTTTACCCTGACCGCAATGAAGGAGAACATCGAACTGCTGGCCGGTCTACGCGGCGAGAAGGACGGTGCCAGTACGGCAGTCCTGAAATCAGCAGTTACGATCCGAGCCGTTCCTACTCAGAAGATGACGCGAGTGTCGGCGCAAGGAGCGGGGATAACGGTCAGCGGGGCTAGTGTCCCTACCTTATCGGATTATGTTACGGTAGTGCGAGACCTACAGTCGCTGGCACAGGACGTAGCCAATCTACGGTCGACGGTGGAAACCCTGATCTCACAGTTGCGAGGCTGATATGATAAACCAGATGGATCAAATGGGACAAAACATGCAGGTCTCAACTGATAGCTTGGATTTGCCTCCGGCTCTTGCTAGTATCCTTGCTATGCCGGCGATGACCCCAAACATGTCGCCGGCGGCGACCCCTGCTCAGTCTATGCCTTCCTCGCCCGGCGGGCTTGGGCAGAGCTTGGGGTCGCCACTTCCTTCGTTTCAAGAGGGCGGTATGGTCGGCCCCGGCGGTCAGCCGATGAGCGGCATGGCACTCGGCGCACAGGAAGACGACGGACCCATGGACTCAATGGAGCGTGAGACGCTCATCACGCAGGGTCTTCAGCAGAATCCGCAGCAGGCGGAGGAGATTAAAGCCGCCATCATGCAGGCGCTTCAGAGCGGCGAACTGACGCCGCAAGAACTGAACATGATCGTGCAGCTTACACAGGTTGCAGCATCGAACCCGGAGATGTACCCCTACGTTCGCAATTTTGCTATCCAGAACGGCATCGCCGAAGAAGGCGATCTGCCAGAGAAATACAACGAAGGCGTCATGGTCGTCATGCTTACCGTTGCCAAGGCAGCACAGCAGATTATCCAAGGCGGGTCGCAGATGCCGGAGATGCCGCAGGCTGGCCTCGCTGGCGGACAGATGCAGTCGATGGCCAAGGGCGGCACGGTCAACGGTAAGACCGACGCTCCGGTGCCGATCATGGCGCACGAAGGCGAGTACGTTATCCCCAAGCACGTCGTGGCGATGAAGGGGCGTGAGTTCTTCGACAGCCTTGTGGACAAGTACAAGGATAAAATGTGAGTGATCTGACGGTTGAGATGCTGACGCAGGAGCGGGCACTGGAGATGTGGCCCCGCCTTGTGCCGTGGCTACAAAAGTCCATACACGGCAACACAATGACCAGCGACGATCTGGATGTGCAGTACATCTTCAATGCCGTGGCTGCCGATGAGGCGGTTGTGTTTGTCGGGTTCGAGGGTACGCTCGTTGCTCTCGTGCTGGTTATCCAGTTTCACCACATGGATAAAAAGCTGGCTGCCTCAATCCTCGCCATGGCTGGACGCAAACTGCGCGCGTTTGCTTCGTCGTTCTGGCCGTCGGTAATTGACTGGCTGCGGGCCAACAAGGTAGATTTTCTCGACACCTATGTTCCGTCCGACCGAGCTATGCTATATATGAATAAGTTCGGGTTTAATAAATCCTGCGCCAAGGTGCGTATGACGTTGGGGGATACCCATGGGTAAGAAAACTTTTGGAACCATCGTAAAGGTAGCTGCGATTGTCGCTATCGCATATTTTGCCCCCGCTGTTGCAGGTAAGGTTCTTGCCACTACCCTCGGTAAGGCAGCCGCTGCCAAGGTCGCTGCCTCGACGCTTGGGGCCACGATCTCCAGTGCCGCCGCAGGTGCTGCGCTAGGTGAAGCGGGAGGCGCGGTCGGATTAGGCACAAACTGGCAGTCAGGCGCACTAGCAGGCGGTTATGGGGGGTATACTGCGGCCAAGGCTGCTGCTGCTGCTGCCGCCGGAGGTATACCCGCTGTGGGAACCACCGGCGGCAGCAGTATCAGCGGCTCAACTTTCGCCGGAGGTAGCGCAGGTCTACCCGCTGTGGGAACCACCGGCGTCGGCAGTATCAGCGGCTCAACTCTCGCCGCTGGGTCTGGGGCGGGGACTGCTGCCGGCGGCCTTGGTGCAGGTCTGTCCACTGTGGGAACCACCGGCCTCGGCAGTATCAGCGGCACAACTCTCGCCGCTGGGTCTGGGGCGGGGACTGCTGCCGGCAGCCTTGGTGCAGGTCTGTCCACGGGTCTACCCGCTGTGGGAACCACGGGCCTCGGCAGTATCAGCGGCTCAACTCTCGCTGCTGGTGGTGGTGGTGGTGGGATTGGTGCTACTCTTAGCGGTCTTACGTCTGCTATTCCCGCCGGCCTCAAGAAAGTCGCTCCGTCGCTTATCGCCGCTGGCGTCGTCGGCGCTGGTATGTCTGCTCAGATGAAGGCGCAGCAGGCGGAACTTGAAAAGGCACGGGCGTCCAACGCCGCCTTCACGCAGGAGCGATTCAGCCAAGCGCAGCGTCTGCTGGGCGAAGCTGACTACCTCAACCCTGAGTATATGGGTCGGCAGGCTGGTCAGGCCGCACTCGTCCGTGGCTCGATTCAAGAAGCCGAAGGTACCCGTGGTCTCACCGGTGCCCGCCGAGAAGCCGAACTGCGGCGTTTCCGTCTGGGTACTTCCCGCAACGTGGGCACTGCGTTTCAGCAGGGCTTCGGTCAGGGTGTCACCGGTCGCATCCAAACTCGTCAGGCTGGCATCCAGTCGATCCCAACCGAATATCCGACCACGACTACCGAAGGTCTGAACTTGGACGATGCTCAACTGGCTCGTCGTAACGCAGAGCGTAAGGGTATTGGCCTCTTGCTGGGTGATGTGATTGGCGTTCCCCCCATCACTGCGCCCGCCGGCTAAGGAGTAGCATATGGGTATCGGATCATTCCTCGCCGACGCCGGATACATCGGGGCCGAAGCCGAGAACTATGTCAACACCCGTGAAGTGCAGCGCGCTGCCCGCGCAGAGGCGCAGGCTCGTCAGCTTGAGTTGGCTCGTACAGAGAAGTTGCGTCAGGGCGTCATCGCCATGCCGGACCTCAGTGCCGAAGGACCGATGTACAATCTCGGTGCGCCGGGTGCCGTAGAAGATGTTGGTGTTCGTCGTCCTGCTGCTATCACCCCCGTCAGTACTGGCACCGGTGCTGCACCTCCAGTTAGCGTCAAGCCGCCGGCTCCGACCGGTGCCCCCAAGCGCATGTTCGCTGGCGTTGAGGTGCCGTACTACGACAAGAACGCACCGGAACGACTGGGTATAGACCCCAATGCGTCGGACTTCGCCCGTTCGCGCGGGCAGTCCAGTGCGCGGGCAGCCGTTGGTAATCGCCTGTCCAACATCGCCAACGATGTCTTCGGGCGCACCGGAGCATCGAAGAAGGCGCTGTTTACGTCCTTCCTGCCGCAGAACGAAAAGGCTGATGTCGAACTGCGGAAGCGCGCGTCGGACTGGTACACCGGTAAGAACGCTGTCGAGTACTTCATCCGCAACCCGGAGATGGAAGCTGTCGCCGCGAAGGACCCCATCGGGTTCTTTAAGACGGTAATGACGCCGCCCCCGGCACGAGGTGCTGCACCGCAGACAGCAAAGGCTGCTGCCAAGACGCCGGCAACGCAGACTGCGACCGGAGACCTGACCCAGTACGCCAATGTGCCGTGGTCTGCGGTGCGCGACCGTGTCGCCAACATCGAGTCAGTCGGATATGACACGCTGGCGTATGACCGTGGCGACCGTAACCTTGCAGGCGTTCGCGCACCGCAGCCGGTGACGACCATGACAATCGGGCAGGTGCTGAACTTTCAGCGGAACCAGATGCGCGCAGCGACCAAGGGATTCCGTGGTAGCGGTGATGTAGGAAGCACCGGCGTTGGTCGATACCAGTTCGAGTCTGACACACTCGAAGAGAACGCAAAGAAGGCGTTCGGCAAAGACTATCAAAACGTACAGTTCACTGCTGCTAACCAAGAGGTTCTGGCCGAGACCCTATGGAATGCCGTTCGCGGTAGTCCGCAGCGCCTTGCAAAAACTTGGGGTGCGTTCGGCGGTAAAGAAGCTGGGCAGACACAAACTCAATCTGCCGGTGTCCAGCAGGTAGCCTCTGCCTCACAAGATCGTATCGACCCGTCGAACTTCTATCTGAGCAACCCCACGGCGATCTCGCGTGACACGTCCAACGCCATTCAGGCGCGACAGGAACTGACGCAGATGGCCAACTTGTACCGTCAGTCTGGTATGGTTGGCGAGTTTACTCAGGCACGGGCTGCGCTGCGCGAAGCAGACAACAACATCCGTATGCTCCAAGGGATGCAGGGCATCACCGAGATGGCCATGGCCAATGACCCCCGTCGTCTCGCTGCGGTGTGGTCGGACTACGCCGGGACGCCGATTCAGATTCAGCCTCGCACTGACGGCACCTTTAACATCATCGTCAATGGTAAGGTCGCACAGCAGGGCGTTGACCGCAGTTCGCTGGTCGATACGGCACGGTCCACGTTCGACCGGGCCTACCTCCAGCAACGCGTTGAAACTCAGAGCGCCGTGACGATGGAACGCCTTAAGAGTCAGTTGAAGATCGACGAAGCCACGGCTACGGGGCTGATGCAGGCGGCGCGTGAGATCGAAATTGCCCGGATCAACGGCGACTATAACCTTGCCAAGCAGAAAATAGCCAATCTGGAAGAGAAGATTTTTGCTACGCCGGGTGGCGACACCTACCTGCGTTCGGGTGGTACGTGGCAACAGCTTGTCGCCAACTATCGCGCTCCGGGTCTGCCGGAGGATGTCCCCGCCGGACCTGCTGCTGTCCCCATTGCGGGCCTCACTCCGCGCGTGGTAGGGTTCGGCACTGGAGGTTAAGTCATGGTCCGTGCCGGTATAATGGTCAACCCGCTGCTTCCCCCAGCGGACAACCTATCTAATCCACTTATGCCGCCGTCACTCGGCGGTAGTCTCGGTGGAACTAGCGTCGAAACGGCCCTTGCTGGCATCGCTGCATTAGGTCAAAACGCGCGTCAGGGCTTGGCGGACCTCCCGCCGGAACCTGCTCGTCCGTCGTACGGCTTTAACTCTGCGACCAACCAGTTCTTTGCCAAGGGGCGGACGTTCGGAGTGGACGACTACCAAGCTGCTGTCGAGTCCGCTGACCAGCCGGGTACTGTTGCGCCGTTGCCCCAAGGGTTCCAGCCGCTGTCCGAGCAGCAGTTCGGCGGCTACGTCCAGTCGATCCGCAACCCCAGCAGGGGTACGCTGGCTTCCCGTAACTTCGGTCGTGGCATCGACCAGCTTCAGATGCTGGGTGGTCGCGGTCTCCAGCTTCTTGGCGCAGAGGAAACAGGTCAGCGCATCGTCGACCAACAGGTCGAGGACCTGCGGAAGACCACTCCGTACGAGCGTCAGTTCACTGACATTGACAGTACCAGCGGTGCCGTCGACTGGTTCGTGGCCAACCTCGCGCAGCAAGGTCCCATGCTGCTGGAAGCCATCGGTGCGGGCCTTGCGGGTGCTGCTATTGGTACTGCCTCCGGTGGTCCTGTTGGCGGCGCACTGGGTGCGCTGGGTGGTCTCGTTGCCAAGGGGGCGTGGAAACAATCGGTGCTGGCGGCAGCCCGCAAGAAGGCTGCGGGCGAAGCTCTCGACGTAGCCGAGACCCAACTGCTCAAGAAGGCTGCTGCCCTCGGTGGTGCCACTGCTGTGGCGACAGCAAACTCTCTTCAGATGGGCGCGTCCGACATCTACGGAGAACTCAGGGAACAGGGTGCCAGTGCTGATGACTTTGGTGCCCGCCTGACTGCGCTGGCCGGTTCGATCCCCTACGCTGCCATGGACCTGCTGCCTGAGTATGCGCTGGCTAGTCGCCTCCTCAGCCCCGCTGCTGCAACGGCAGGGCGCGCTGCCCGCCGTGGTGATACGCTCCGCCGTATTGGTAAGGGTGCCCTCGTCGGTGGCGCACTCGAAGGTACTACGGAACTGGGTCAGGAAGCAGAACTTCTGGCACTGTCCGGCCAAGACTTCACCAACCCTGAGAACATCAAGCGCCTAATCAACTCGTTCGCTGCCGGTGCTGCTATCGGCGCACCCTTCGGTGGTGCTGCTAATCTGCGGCGCGGGAAGTCGACTGACGTTTTGCAGGGCGGCACCGATCCGGATCAGATGCTGGCGCTTCCGGCTCCATTGCTGGCGCTTCCGGCTCCTCCGTTGGCGCTTCCGGCTCCGGGGGGCGATGCCACGCAAACTGAAACGCTGGCGCTTCCGGCTCCAATGCGGGCGCTGCCTGATTATACGGGTGGGTTCACCCCGACTGAGGGCGAACTGCCACTGATGGGTGGCGAAGCGACTCCTACCGCGTCGGGCTTCCGTCCGGCACAGGGAGAGATGTTCCCCGTTGGCGAACTGGGTCAGGCTCCTGCCATGCCGCAAGGCGGACAGATGGAACTGCCGTTTGCCGCAGGTGCGAACCAGCGTCCTGAAATCCAAGATGTGCTGCCGCTGGACACCGGCCTGCCGCCGCGCTTCTTCGCTGACCAGAGGACGCAGCCTCCTGCTGCTGGTACTGTCGGTGGTGCTAACCCTGTTCTTGCTGCATTGCAGCGCCGGATGCAGACCAACCCGCAGTTCGATGCGGCAGAGCGTGAGCGCGCAGCGCAGCAGGCACAGCAGGAGCAACAAGCCCCCGGTATGGCGGCACTGCGTCGTGACCTCACCCTTCAGCAAATCCAGCCAGAACTGCTGGCCGCTGAGACGGCACTGCCTGAAGTGCAGACATCCGTGTCCCCTGCCAACGCTGCTGAGGCGTGGCGCAGGCTGGCTGGCCGTGGCCGTCCGAAGGCGTTTGAGAAGTTTCTGCCCGCTACTCAGAACCAGTGGATCGACGCACTCAACATGGCGGTCGCTGGCGAACTGACGCAGGACGACCTGAAGCAAATCCGCATTGAACTGGTGCAGGCCGAGACTGTCGCGCGCATTACCAAGTCTGAACCGCGCACTGTGGTGACTGGTGCCATCACGCCGCTCGAACCGGAACCCACTCCACCGACGCCACCGAAGGGAGGCAAACTCCGTGCAGATCAAAAGCCAAAGCCAGCTACGGTGGCTCGAACGCAACCTGCCGGACGTGGCGGACAAGGTCTCAAGCGCGGTACCGGAGGCACAACTGGACAAACTACCGGAGCGCCTGTCGCCGCAGCAACGCAGCCAGCAGCGCAGCCAGCCAAGCCCGTCCCTGTTCAGCAGCCCAAAGCGAAAGCTGTTCGGGAAACTGTAGGTCCGTCGACCACTGCGGTTGAGCGGGCAGACATGTCTGACTCTGAGCGGCTGGCTGCTGCCGTCGAAGTGGCCGAGACCTACACCAAGACAGATGAGGCATACGCGGACGCCATCTACGATATCATTAGCGTCGGGTACTTCGATAAGCTCACGTCAGGAACGAGTACAGCGCGCAAGGCTCTGGTTGATAAGGCGCGGTCCTTCATCGAGGACACCACGTTTACAGCCAAGCAGCGTCAGGTGATCAGCAGCGTCTTCACTGCACAGATCAAGGATGCAAAGACCGAAGGTCTGTCCGCCGTCTCCGGTACCGATGTAGCCCCGTGGCTCCAGTTCATGATCGACGCCGGTCGTCTGGAAGACACACGCCCCCTGCGCGGCACCGTCAAAGACATCAACAAGATCGCTGACCCGGTCGTCCGTGACCAAGTGGCCGCTGTACTGGAGGTCAAGAAGGCTGCGCCGCAGGTCACTTCGCCGACGCAGGAGTCCAAGGCTGCTGACCCGGCGTCACCGCTGGCGATGTTGCAGCGGTTCCTTGGTGAGTACACCCGGAGTGCGCGCACCCAAGAGTTCTGGGACCAGCCGTTTACGTTTGAAGGTACGACCTACTCGTACGGTCCGCGTGGCTTCGCCGAGGACATGTTTGCCGAGATCGACCCCAACGACGCCAAGGCTTCGTACATGGGCACCCCAATCCGCGACTACTTCAACAAGGACGGCAGCCTGAAGCTGGATGAGACCAGTCGCGTCGAGATGGGTGATAAGGCTTTCGTTCTCCAAAAGATCGGTGGCACCAAGGGCACCGGTCGCTTCTCCCTGTCGTCGTTCAACAACCCTGAGACATCCATGTCCGAGGGGTCTGTCAGGCTGGCCGTGGGTAAGTTCCTGTCCAAGCTGATGACCAAGCCGAGGGTCACGGTGGTCCGCAATCAGGCTGATCTCATGCGCCGCTATCCGGCGCTGTACCGCAAGGCTGTGGCAGAACGGCCACAGGGTGACTTCGATGCCGCACAGGCAGCAGGCTACTCGTTCGCCGGCGGCAACGTCATCATCTTCACCGACCGGATCGCCAACGAACAGCACCTGAACTTCGTGCTGGCACACGAGACCATGGGTCACTTCGGCCTGCGGGGTATCATCCCTGAGTCCAAGTTCAACGCCGTGATGGATCAGGTCTATCAGTCCAGCCCCTACATCCAAGCCGATGTGGACGCCTTCGTGGCGCAGGGCATGAGCAAGGAAGAGGCGGTCGAGGAGTATCTCTCCGACTTCGCCGGCATCCTCGACACCAGCGTCGTGGCCCGCATCTGGAACGCCATCAAGGGCGCACTCAACAAGCTGGGTATCAAGTTCGGCGACGAGATGATGCGCCATCTGCTCAAGCAGTCGCGGTCCTACGTTCGTCAGGGTAAGTCCTACATCCACCAGACCGATCAGGTCTTCTCTGATATGTATCTGGTTGAGAACGGCTACGGTCCGCAGGGCACCGGTCGCTTCTCTACGACTAACACCTTGTATGATACTATGCGGACCGCTGAAAACCTGCGCTTCGCTGACCAACAGCGCCCCACTGATATGGCCAGCGCGTGGAAAGAGTTCGTCTCGTACGTCGGGCCAACGGCGCGCAAGTTCGACCGCTTCGCCTCCGAGTTCCTCAGCCTTCAGGTCTTCCGGTCGCGCAAGAACCCCGGCGCGCAGCGCCTGTATGAAATCCTGCAAGCGACCAACGGCATCGCCACGCGCGTCCGGGTCAAGAGCAACGAGCGTAACAAGGCTATCTTCGACGCCTCGTCTGAGGTGACGGATCGCACCAGCGCATTGTTGTACGCAGCGCAGGAACTGGCGGACTCTCGCATCACGGACATTCGCAAGCTGAACGGTTCACCGCTCTACTCTGTAGTCAACGGTGTCCTCGAACCTAACTTCGCCGAGATCAAGAGGCTCAAGAAGATGGGTCACATTGAGTTCGAGCAGGCGCGTGACGGTTTTGACTACCCGGTGGTCGATGAAACTGGTGCCACCCGTACGGAACGCTTTGCCGGTATCAAGGGTCTGACCAAGAATAGCACTGAGTGGATGGGCTACCTGTCCCTGCGCGAGACGATGGACGATGTTGCACTCGACCTATTGCGCGCCCGCTATAGCGCCACACTGACTGACCGTAAGATCAGCTTCAAGCAGTTCGACGAACTGGTCGACGGCAAACTGACTGACGCAGAGAAGCAGTTCATCGACAGTATGCTCAACACGTACCGCGATCTTTACGCGGCTGGGACCACGCTGGATGCAGATGGTAACGTCATCTTCGACCGCGCTGCCATGCAGAAAGCCGACGACTTCCTCGTGGCGATCAACCGGAGCATCCTCAACCTGAAGGAAGGCTATGCCGCCATCGAGGCGCAGTTCAAGGATCAGGTGCCGGACGACACCGTGGCCAAGCTGCGCGAACTGAGCAAGCGGATCAAGCTGGGCGAAGACAAGTTCGCGGTGCAAACCCGGATGAAGCAACTGATGATCGACGGCCTGTCCACGGAGCAGGCCGACATGTCGGCGCGGCAGTCGATTGCCGGCGGATACACCCCGCTGCTGCGCGAAGGTCCGTACCAACTTCGCCTGCAAGCTATAAACCCCCGCACAGGTCAGCCGGTTAAGCTCGATGAGTCATCGCGGGATCGTCTGGTTTACATGCAGATGGATAGCGAACGTGAGGCAGTCCGCCTCGCTGACGAGATCAACACGCTTCTCTCCGAAGATGGTAAGCCCAAGCAGTACACGCTGAAGGCGTACAACCCTGACACTCAAAAAGTGGAAGACACTCAGGTACAGTTGGTGGCCGAGGCGGAGCGGTCGCCTGATAGCATCTCCGGCCCGCCGCAGCTAAACCTCAACGAGTTCCAGTACGGTCTGCGCCAACTGAACATCTCGCTCACCCCGGCGGAAGTACAGAACGTGGTGGTCGCTATGACCCGCCAGAACAGCGCGGCGCGCAACCGCTTGCGCCGTGGCTTCGTGCCCGGTGCTGACCGAGATGCAGTCAAGGCTATCTCTAAACATATCGACAGCCGTGCATCGACCATTGCAAAGACGGAGATGCGTCCGTACCTCAACGAACTGATGAATATGTCGATGCGTTCGACACAGCTTCTGTGGAAGGGTGATGCTGATCTGCTGAAGGAACTGAAGGAGCAGGCCGAAGATCAATCAATCTCAGCGGACCAGCGCCTGCTCCGACAGCGCGAGTACACCCGCTATAAGCACATGTATGATACCACCAACCCGAAGGGTGGGGCCAAACGGGGCAACGAGTTCTATAACGAAGCGTCCCGCACGGTGCAGTTCCTTAACGAGAACCGCGACGTGTCGACCTCGGACTTCGAGGCAGGCGCAGTGGCCTCCCGGCTGCGGTCGTTTACCAGTGCTGTGCAGCTTGGCGGTTCGCTGGCGACAGCCATCCTCAACTTTATCGGTGTGTACACCAACGCCCTGCCGTTTCTCGCCACCTACAACGAGCGCAATGGATTTGGCGGCGGCTTTGGTGCTGGTGCTGCTGTCTCTGAGTATCACCGTGCCCTTGGTCAGGTGGGCGGTCTGGGTATCACCAACCCGAAGGCGAACACCGCTGAGTTCTATGATCAGTTGTCGGACGCTGATCTCAAGCGAATCGGCCTGACCCGCAACGAGGCGAACTTCATCGCCAGAGAAATCCGTGAAGGGTCCATGATCCCGGCGCAGTCCAACGCGCTGATCAACACCTCGCGCGGGCGGTCGAACTCGCCGTTCGTACGGCGGTTCCTTGAAGTTTGGATGGCACCGTTCAACATGTCAGAGCAGGCTGCTCGACGTAGTCTTGGTCTGGCCGCCTACCGTCTGGAGTATGCCCGCCAAAAGCAGGCCGGTGTCGCTGAGGACAAGGCGGTTGAAGCGGCTCGTCGCTTCGCTGTCGAAACCCTCGATGTAACCATGGGTGAGTACTCGGTCCTCAACCGACCGGCAGCATGGCGCAGTGGCATCCAGTCGTTCATCTACATGTACAAGGTCTACCCAACCACGGCGATCCAGTTGCTGGCCAACATGTCGCGCAGCGGACAGATTGCCATGCTGGGTATGCTCTTGCTGCTGTCTGGTATGCAGGGTCTACCGTTCGCCGAAGACCTCGAAGACATCGTGGACACCATCGCGCAGGCACTGGGTTTGACCATGGGCAGCGTTCGCGCCGAGGTGGTCAAGCTAATCGACAACACCATGCCGGGTGCATCAGTGCCGTTCGTTCAGGGTCTGGTCGGGATGTTCTTGCCCGGAGATATCGGTGCGCGTACGTCGCTAGGCAACCTGTTCCCCGGCACTGGTATCGGTCTGGCTGGTGCCGACGTGACCCGTGAACTCCAAGACATTGCTGGTCCGATGCCTTCGGCCATGCTTCAGTCAGCCAAGACGGTCTACAATACGCTGCGGCTGCCGTTCTCGGATCAGGTGACGCTGCCGGATGTCATGCGCGAGTCGCCGGTTACTATGATGCGTGTCGCCGGTGACGCCGTGGCCTACGCTGAAGCTGGGGTTGTTATTGACAAGCGCGGTTACACCGTATCCGAAGACGCCGGTGCAGGCGTGATGGCTGCACGTATCCTCGGCTTCTACCCGACCGATGCAGCCCGTCAGTATGCGGCCATTCGCATCTCAAAGCGCATCACTGACTACCAGCGAGATACTGTCACGAGTTACCGCACGGCGTGGGTTCGGGCCAAGATGGCCGGCGACAACGACGGAGCGCGAGACATTGAGCGGTCGGTACAGAAGTGGAACGAAGGTGCCGAGGGCACCGGTCTGCGAATCAGGAACTTCATGCAAGGAAGTCAGCGCGCACTCAGGGAAGCAAAGCGGCCCGCCGGTGAGCGGGCGCTTCGTACCACACCGATAGCCAACCGCTCCGATATCGAACAGGTCTATGATCTAATGGGTGCTACCTGACGGCCTGAAGTTTACCAAACAGTTCGCTCTCGTAGGCAGTGCCGGCTTCGTCGAGGATGCCCTTCAGACGGGGGTGACTGAGGTTGATCCGCACCACATACGACTGACCCATCTTGATGTCGGTGCCGCGACCGAGGTATGCCTTGTCCGCCTTTACCGGAATGAGGATGCCGTCAGCCTTGAGCGTCTCAATGACATCTTTATAGTTGGCCTGCTTGACCACTAGCCACTTGCGGAAGTGGGTCCGGTCTATCGTGAGCGACCCATGGTCAAACGCAGAGCCTGTGTCCTTGCGATGAATGTCGTAGCGAACCCGCACTTCCTCCCTCGGCATCCGCGACAGCAGCGGCACTGATGTATTTACACCTGTGTGCATGACGGTGAGTGCCCACTTGGGCGTTTCGTTCAGGTAGAGGTCGAGGATATCATAGCTGTCGAGGGTGTTGTCGATGAGGTTCTGCCGGGTTACACCGGTCTGGCTGAGTGCCCACTCCACTGACAGGTGTGGGCTGAAGTCGATGATCCCCAGCTTGCTGGCCATGCGAAGCGCAAGGTCCACCAGCACGATAGTCATCTCCCAGAACCGTTCCTCACCGCTGAATGTCGCGCCTCCATAGCGACGGGCAAACGTATCCGTGGCCTCTCTTATCTGGCGCTTCACCTCGTCGGCACCGAGACCCATGATATGGCTGAGAAAAACAGGGCCGGCGGTGCCATAGTTCTCGGTGATGAACTGGTATATCTTGCGGCCAGCGTCAGACCCGTTCGAGAACAGCGGATGCTTGTTCACGGTCAGTTCCAAAAGTCGCATCATCTGCGCGTCTGTCGCTGTGCTGGATGCTGACAGCTTGTTCGAGATGGGGATGTTGGTCGACAGCAGCATAGGCAGTCCCCATTGTGCAGTCTGCCGCTCCTCAGCAGCACGGGTCAGGCGGGTCTTGTCCCGTCCCTGCGTGACCATGTAGAGAAACTCACCGATCTCTTTCTCGCTGATCATGGTGGCTTCGTCGATGGACATGGGCAGGTTGCCATGGAAACCGAGGCGGTTGTACAGAGCGTTCGGTGTGAACTTGGCTGTAAAGTGTAGCTTGTCAGGGTCGCCCCACACCGACTGATAGACTAGCTGGGCCAAGGTCTTACCCGACCCACTGGGTCCACAGAACGACACGGTGATACCGCTCAGACCAGTGAACTTCAGCAGCGGTGCTGCCAGTGACAGACCGATAGCGAACATGTGAGCGTTCAGCTTGGCCTTCTCAAACAGGGATGTGAAGTCCGTCCAGTCCTTGAGTGTACCCGACTCGCGGTAGAGTTCCGTGCCGAGGCGCTGGTGTGACGAGGAGAGGCTGATCTGGTCGCGTACTACAGTGCCGTCATCGGCCCGGCGAAACAACGTGTTACCGAGCAGGAACTGGCGGTAGTCTTCCTTCCAGCCCATGCCGTTGTAGAGATTCGTCATAGTACGTAGCTGGCGTAGATTATCCATGTATGTGCGGAGCATAAACTGAAAACTCTCTGTCTGCTTCTGCGTCTTCAGGACGATGCCCTGATCCGCAATAGCGGTGGCAAACTCGGTTCGCCGTGCGTCAGTGAGATAGGCTTGTCGCAGCTTGATTTCCTGCCACCCTATATGTGTCCGATTCCAATGGTAGCGCACCACCTCATAGCCAAGGGACTCATCCCTGCCGTACCCTACGGGGTAGATGTCGAACGGACAGACATCTGTGTCGGTGCCGTCGAGTGTCATCTTGATCCCGTCAGACGTTCGCTTGAACGGACGAGGGATCGGAACCTGTGCCGCCTCGCTGTCCAACACGTTGGCAGCCACGGAAACCTCGGCGTACTTGGTGCCTAGCTGAACGGGTGTCGATACCTTGCCAGCAAACTTGCACTTGTCGCAGCCCTTCGAGCGTTCGTTCTTAAACTTCTCGCAGGTCGCTGGTCCTGTAGTGACATTGCGCCATTGATCCATCTTCTTGATGGTGGCAGCGTAGCTGTAGTTCGGATGGTTCTGTGACCAGTCAACAGCAGTCTGCTCTGGGTTCTCAGTGTGTGCGGCGACACCCATCAGGGCGTACCAGAACGGCTCCTCCACATCGCCTTGGTTCTCGGTGGCCCACTTTATCTGAGCGCACTTCTCGGCCAGCACGGCAGCATCGGCAGGCGGGTAGTCCGCCTCGACGATCATAGCTTGTGCTAACGTACTTGTAGGTGTTTGCAGATTTCTTTGGTTGTTTAGATTCGGTACGACACTCGGCATAGCGTACTGACCCAGCGCAGCCCGCAGTGCATCTGGTGTGACCGGCGCAGCTTTGATCAACGCCTTCACGGTGTTGCTACCCTTGGGGTTCACGGTGCCTACGATCCGCAGCAGACGCGCACTGTCAGCGGTCACAGCCCGGTCGATGTAGAGATCATTGGCGATAGCTACGCTCTTGATCGTCTGCGCCAGCGGCTGCCACTCGTGCGGCTCCAGTTCTTCGGTCAGTACCCAGTAGATGTGCAGCCCGTTGCCGGAGTGTATGATCATGGGCTTGGGTAGATTGGTAGCGGTGATGAAATCCTGAAGCGCCAGCAGCCCTTCCTTCCACGACGGGTACGGCTTCTTCAGTCCGCAGTCCACGTCGAACGCCACCAGCTTGGTGGCACGGGTGTTAGTTTGGCTACGCTCAGACGCATCCAGCATAGAAGAAACAGTATAGTAGACGTTGCCGCCCTTGGCGCTTGTTGCCAGTGCCCACTGTGCGAGGTCATCGGTCGTGTCAAAAAACTGGTGGCGCATACCGAACGATGTCAGTTGCGCGCCTACGTACACCCCTTGATCGGGGAGTATTTTATTCAGAAATGTCAGCGTGTCCATTGTCGTCCCCGCAATAGTGGGGGAACCTAGGCTCCCCCACTCCTTCCTTATTGCTGGTCTAGAAGCATAATCAGTAGCTCCCTACGTTGCTTCTGGTCCGCAGCGAGTGCCTCCTGTGTGGGCCACTTACGAGCGGACACCACGGAAAGCAGCCTTCTTAGCATGACTCGGACCGCCGCGTCATTGCTTTTACGGAGAGGTGTACCTTTGAGCCACCCGTAGTAGGTGGCCCGCGTTACGCCGAACAGGAACGCGATGTCGTTCACCGTCAGGAGCATACGCTTGCGGATCAGGTCGATCTGAGCGAAGTCCAGCGGCTTACTCGTCATCAGTGTTTAACCCGTTCACCAGTGCAGCGATCTCATCGGCGAGGCTGCCGCCGTCGGTTTCCTCAACCACGGTGACAGGTGCGGGCTTCGCCTTGGCAGCCGGCTTAGTTTGAGCAACCGGTGCCGCTGGTGCTGCCTTGGCACCGAACCCACGCTTGGGAGCAGGGGCTTCTTCCTCAACCTCTTCGACCACGGCTTCGACAACCACAGGTTCCGGCTTGGTCTCGACGACACGCACCGACTGCGGCTTGGGTGCAGCGATAACCGGGGCAGCAACAGCTTCGACTGTCTCACCAGTGACCTCACGCACCTTATCCGTACCGAACAGGTCGTCGACGATAGCCTGCGTCTGCGGGTCGATGAACCCACCGAACGAGAACTTCAGCTTGGGATATGAAGCATCAGTGTCAAACGACAGGGTCGTGAAGACAACTTCAGGCGGGATACCACGCAGGGATAGTTCGCGTTGGTACTGGTTCAGTTCCTTGAGCGCAGCCGGCGTCACCTGAAGCAGGTAGACCGGACCATCAGCATCATCACCAGCCACCACGGCCAGCTTCTTCTGATCAGCGCAGGACTTGATCTTCTGCCCGTTGGGGCTGATCTTGGAACCCCACTGGTTGTGCATACACAGGGCACAGGCATCGCTCTGCGGCTTCTCGGCATCCGGTGCTGGAACCTTGCCATCGTTAGAGTAGCAGTCAGGACCCTTGGCTTCGTCGTTGGGGTCCCACGCCTTACCGTAGAACGTCTTAGTCACAGCCGGGTTGGCACCAACGATGACGGTCTTCAGCTTGATCTCATCCAGCACGGTCTCGGTCTTGCCTTCGACGATGCGGAACCGGGCACCCTTGATGCTGATGCGCGGCACAGAGATACCAGTACCAAGGCCGGCGGACAGCGAGGCAGCCAGCGACGACGGCTGCCGAAGGCGGGCGGCAAGGTGCGCCGGGATTTGAATGTTAGCGGGGATGATTGCGTTGCTCATATAGTCCTCTATTCAAACATGTGGGTGGTTGTTGGCGGGGGGTGGGAAGTAGGGGAGAGGCGGATCGAACGGTAGTTCCAACTGCTCTTCTACATCTTCAACCGGCGGCGGGTCTGGTCCGTCTGGTTTTGTCATCAGTCGTCTGCCTTTGCTGTGGGCTTGCGAACCGACACCGTGATGACGGTGCTGTAGTTCACGCCCGGTGGAAGTAACTTCTTCTCGTCCAGATATGCCCGGACAGCGGCCTTGTTCACTGCCTTGTTGAGCAGGTCGTAGGCACCCTTCTCTTTAATAAAACCAAGCAAGGTATCCCAGTCTGCCACGGACGCATTGTCCTTGGACGACAGAAACGCCGTACCCGCCGGAGTCTTAAATGTGGACGTACCGACCTCGTCTGCCATTGCCTTCAGCCATGCCTCCAGCTTGTCCATCTTGGCGTTGATGTCCTCCACCTCCGCCTTCACCTTGTTCTCGATCTCCGCCTTCATGTTTCGCAGCTTGATGTAGGCTGCGATGGCGGCGTCAACTTGCACCGTCATACCATTGTCCCTTCTCTGATGAGATCGAGGAGCAGACCCTGTACCTTCTGCTTGTTCCTCAATCGTTCGTACATTTTATGCTCTAGGTCGGTCGCCTCGATATGAACGACATTCGAGGTCTTGTTCTTACCAATACGTTCAATCCGACCACATGCCTGAACGTATATCTCGTTGCTGGTAACGGGGCCGTACCAGATAATGGTGGAGGCTACGGTCAGGGTGAGACCGTGAGCCATGGTGCCGGGGTGGGCGATCAATACGTGCGGGTCCTTCGCCTCTTGGAAGTTCTTGAAGATGACATCCCGCTTGGAAGCAGACACCTCACCGTTCACCACGCCAACCGTCCATCGCTTGGAGAGTTGTTTCTCCAGCATATGCAGGGTGCCGGTCAGTGGTACGAATACGATGACCTTTTCTCCGGCCTCCTCGATGATCTCCTCTACCAGCTTGACCCGTGGCGAAGCGTCGAGGTGGATGTGCTTGCCATCGTCACCGTAGACAACTCCACAGGCGATCTGGATCAGCTTCTGTACCTTGACCGCTTCGTTGACGGCACTGATGGTGCCACCGCTTCCGATCTCAGTGACCAGTTCCTTGATCATAATCTTGTAGTGCTTATGCTGCTCTGCCGTCAGCGGCACATGCCGTGTCTGCGTCATAGTTTCAGGCAGGTCAAAGCACTCCTCGCGGGTGAAGCGCACCGCCGGTTGCAGCACGTTCCGTACGATCTCAGTGGAGTCCGACCGAGGGATGAACTTCCACTGCCCAAACTTCTGCATCACCGTCTCACGGAACGCGGTGAAGGTCTGGCTCAGTACCGGGCTGTCGATCAGCTTGGCCAGTGCCCACGCATCGGTGGGTTCGTTTGGCGTCGGCGTCCCGGTCATCAACCACAGACGTGTGTTCAGGTTGTTGGCCATCCACTTACGGAACTGTTTGAATCGCTGAGTGCTGGGGTTCCGCAGCACCGCTGCCTCGTCAACGATGACGAGGTCGAACATATCCTTGCATACGTCGGCGATGATGGGGAACCCATCGTGGTTGATGATGTAGAAGTCCACCTCCTGCTTGAGCAACCGCAGCCGCCGTTCAGCAGAGCCATGCAGCACAGCGAACTTGCGACCGGGGAAACCCATAAAGATACCATCACCCCAGACACGTTCCAGTGTGGACAGCGGGGACAGGATCAGCACCTTCTTGATGGCACCCTTGGTCAGCATATAGTCCGCCGCCCACAGCGCCGACTGCGTTTTACCCGTGCCGATCTCGTTCAGCACGATGCACTTGGGGTGCAGGGTCAGGAACGCAGCCGTCTGCTTCTGGTGATCGAACGGGATAAACCGACCGGGCCAGTTATAATAGTGCAGGATGGGGGAGGGGGCTTTAATACCCATGTTGTGCAGGACACGCACCTCATCCAACCGGTGCGGAGCAACGACCAGATCAATCCCACGAACTGTGATCGCCTTGGCAGTCGGTATAGACTCAAGTACCCTAGCCGGATTGGCCAGCTTGAGGGCCAGCACCTTGGCTTTCTCGATAACAAGCACAGATATATCCCTCCACAATACCTATCGTCGCTTCGTCGTACACAAGGAACCACGTACCACCCGCAGCTTGTATGTCTGATGCACACTTTAGCTGG